AGAAAGATTAAGGCGATTGGGGACGCTATGATTATGGCAAGCAAAGTGCTTGATAACGTTTCCGCAATTTTTAAATACGAAGATATAAAAGAGATTATGAAGTATATTATTAAACATTCCGATATTGATATATGCACATGTTCTCTTGATGATTATTACGACAAAGATTTTTATCTTGGAATCAACGACAATTTAATATACTTAGAGAAAGCTGAAACTGAAAAAGGCTATCTGTATTCAGAGGACGATGTTATGATTACCAGTCCAGACAGTGGAATTCTTGATAGCACAAAGTTTTCAGTTTTTGATAACTTTATCCTAGTTGATGAAAATGGTAATCGAGTGCAAAGTGAAAGAAGCAATAGTGTGAAAATGTTTGCTTCAATCTACGATATGATGAATTCAAAGATAGTTTGTTGATTCTAAATCAATCCCATATGGGTTAAACATAGATATAATTGCTATCGCTACAGTTAGTCGATAAGAGGTGATTTTATGGCAGAAACAGAAGCGTTGTGTTATCACTGTTTGAAAATGCAGCCAGTCAAAAAGTTTCTAAGCTATAACGGAAGAATTTATAAGTTTGGAAAGATACCTGTATGCAATGACTGCCTAAACAATTTGTTTGAGGATTACGTTGTTGCATATAAAGGCGATTACAAACAGGCAATAAGACGGTTATGTATGAATTTTGACTTATACTATTCTGATGGAATCTATGTTTCATCTATCAGAAACGGGGAATTCTCTCTGAATGAGTATATCAAGAAACTCAACATAAACCCGAATAAAAACAGGACATTTGATACTTCATTAAAAGAAGGTATCAATTTTATATCCGGTGAATTCGTATCAACTGCGGGGGCTGATGGCAAAGGTAAAGCAAGTCTGCAACAGAAACTTGCAAGGGATTTACAGGACACACCACCCGATGTAATCAAACGGTGGGGAGTTGGCTATCAGCCAGTAGATTATGAAACACTGGAAAATCATTATTCATATTTAAAGAAAGCTAATCCGCATTGTGACAGCAATCAGGAAATATTCATAAACGACTTATGTATTTTGAAAATGCAGCAGCAGAGGGCAACAAGAGAAGGAAAGATTGACGACCTAATCAAACTTACCGATGCTTACAGAAAAACATTCTCGCAAGCAGGGCTTAAAACATCACAGGACAGTGATTCATCTGAGGATGATTGTTGGGGTGAATGGATTAGGCGAGTCGAGGAATATACTCCTGCGGATTATTATAGAAATAAAGAACTTTTCAAAGACGCTGACGGTGTGAAAGATTACTTTTCAAGATTCGTTTTGCGACCTTTGAAAAACCTTATTACTGGACAAGATGAAAGAGATAAAGAATTTAGTGTGCCAGAGGATGGTGAATAACAATGTACATACCAGACCGATACGACACTAAATTCTACAAGTCCAGATATGCTGATGAAAACCAGAAAGTAGTGTGGAGCTATATGAGAAGCGGAACCTATCTGTACGATGAAAGGCGTATGGATAGGTTTTTATTATGGAATACTTACCTTAGAAGAAATCTTCATAGGGTAGCCATGGACTATTTAGGGATTCAGCTATATATCTATCAGATTGTGATTCTATATCTGATGGGTATTAGCAGATTCTTTGTTATCATAGCTTCACGTTCTGCTGCCAAGTCTTTCATCATAGCATTATATGCGTGTTGTCGTGCGATTGTAAGACCAGGAAGTATGATTGTGTTGGCATCTGCCACAAGAGGGCAATCGAAACTGATTATCTCGGAAAAGATAAAGAATGAACTGATGGCAAAATCGCCAATGCTAAGGCGAGAAATCAAGAACATTAAAGATAATCAGACAGAGACGATTATATTCTTTAGAAATACTTCCACTATTACTGTTGTTACGGCAAACGACAATGCCAGAGGTCACAGATCAACATGCCTTATTCGTGAAGAGTTTAGAACCATGGACAAGAATGTGGACGATAGCGTACTTGCTCCGTTCCAGATTCTTAGACAGCCTCCTTTCATTATGAAACAGGAGTATGCTGAAAACGCAGATTTGCTTCGTGAAGAAGAAAGTTGTGATATTTATATTTCTTCATCATGGTTTGACCCTAATCATTGGATGTGGCAGATTGCAGACCAGGCATCCGATATTATGCTTAATTCAGATTCAGAGGATTCTTACCTTCTGGCGTTTGATGAAAGCATAACATTGAAACATAACATAAAGTCAATGACTTTTATGAAAAACGAAAAACGGAAACAAGACCCTCTTACATGGAAGGTCGAGTTCCTTAACATGAGAATACATGAAAATAAATCATCATTCTTTACCTATAAAATGCTTGCTCAGAATCAGAGGTGCAAGCAACCATTCTACCCTAGAACAAATGAAGATGTAAAAGCAAAAAAGAAAAATCCTTATGACATACTGAAACAGCCAGGAGAAATCAGAATAATCTCGTGTGATATGGCTTTTGTGGAAAACAAAAATAACGATAATTCAATCTTCTCTTTCATTAGGTTATTGCCAGAAACTACGACATATAACACTAATGAAAATGGGGAAACTGTAATCAGTAATGGTTATAGGCGAATCGTGCCTTATATGGAATCCCACCAAGGTGGGGAAACCAAGAAACAGGCAATAAGGATTGAACAGTTATTCTATGATACACATAGTGATTATATTGTACTTGATATGAGAAATGCCGGTAGAAATGCCGCCTAATATGGAAACATATTAGTGAATAAACACGGAAGAAACAGGAACGCTGTGATGCAAACCCGACTGGAAGGCTACAAGAGATTGTAGTCACAGGCAACGCATAGAGGCTGAACCGATGTGGGTATAATGCCTCCACGAGTCCGTGTTACCTAAAAATATTTTAGATATTCATGGTAAAAAGCTATGCTGAACTAATGGGAAAGGAACCATTAGAAATAAATGATAAAAAGCATTTATGATAACAAATTGATTTCTATATATGACCTCATGGCTAGAACACTCTTTGATGATAGTCGAGGTGTCGAGTACAAACCTCTTACGTGTATGAACGATGAAAACCTTGCCAACAGAATTAAAGTGGAAGGTGCCGAACCGAGGATATTTGCAGTTACCGCTTCGCAGAAACTTAATTCTGATATTGCTATCGACTTTAGGCAAAAGTTAAGTGAAAAGATGATAGACCTTTTGGTAAGTTTTGAAACTGCCGAAGACTTGATTCTTTCAAACATGGATGATTATACCAATACCCCATCCGCTGAACAGCAGTTCTTCTTTGAAAGACCGTTCCTTGAAACGCAACAGCTTATTTCAGAAACTACAAGTCTTACTTATGAGAAGAAACCAGATACGGGCGTTATTGTAATCAGAGAACGTGGAAATGCACGAAAGGATAGATATACTTCTGTAAGTTACGGATCATATTTTGCGTCAATGCTTGAACGTGATGGTGTTTTACAAAATGATGATTATGAGTTTAATGTATTTATAAATTGATGGAGACATTATGGGCGAAGAGAATATCAAACCTAAAGTGCAATCCTCCAAAGGGCGAAAAGGCAGACATTATAACAATAGGAAATATCGTTCCAATAAGCCAAAACAAGTAGAAGTTAATCAAGAACAGGAATTTGAATTAAATTCTTGGAGAACTACTTCTATATTTGATGAAAGATATTTTTCACATTACAAGCTGCTAAGTGATTTTACATGGAAAGACTATATCTCAGTCGTATGTAACCCTATGGAGTACAACGACTTGCTCAGGAGAATATCGCTTGTACTGTATGGCAGCAGCGGAATGTATACCAACACAGTTGATTATATGACTGCTATGCCTACACTTGACAGCGTTATCGTGGCAAGTGGCAAAAATGTAAATAAGAAGAAAAGAAACAAAGCTATGATGAAATCTGCTTTAAATACCATCAAGCATAAAGAGTTTATGCGTGACGGTTTATTTAAAGGTATGGTTGAGGGCATAGCTTTTTATTATTTTGAAACAACACAAAGACCCATTGATAGAAATAAATTCCTAAATGATTATCAAGTTGATTCAGTATGCGAGATAAATGACTTGGGAATTAATGCTTCTATTATTTCACTTCCGGCAGATTATACACAGATTGTAGGCACAAAAAATTCACGTTACGTAATCGCTTTCAATCTCTCCTATTTCACTAATATCACTGGTGAAGAGACTGAAAGGAAATTAAGAAAGTTCCCCAAAGAAATAAGAGATGCCTACAACGAGAGGAAACAAAATGGATTCATTGATGGTAATTGGGTAGTGCTTGACAATACCAAAACGATAGTCCATAAGATACGGTCAAAGCATGAAGAAAAGTGGGGTAGACCTCTCGTACTCTCTGCTATCAGAGACATTTTATATTCAGATTATTTTACAGATACAAAACGTAACGAACTTGATGAAATAAACAATAAGATAATTTATCAGACATTACCGGAAGGACAGATTAAGGGAACATCGGCACTTACTAAGAAACAGCAGGAAGCACAACATAATGCGGTAAAGGGTGCCGTAATGAGCAAGAATTCACGTGGCGGTGTCAGCTTTTTCACGGTGGCAGCAGGAACAAAAATTGATTCTGTTGACCTTGGAGAAACAGACCTTTTCGATGAAAGCAACGAAACCAACATGAATGATAAAATCGCAACAGATTTAGGTTTCGCTGCCAGTCTGCTTAATGGTACTGGAAGCGGAAGTTATTCTGCTCAGACAAATAACCTTGAACTTGTAAGTTCTCAGATATTCATGTGGATAGAACAGCTAGAAGAAGAACTTAATAAGTGTATCAACTATAACATCATTAAGGATAAGAACAATTACGTTGAAGTAAGATACTTACCCATTACCAATGTGAATAAGAAAAACATGGTTGAATACGCAAAAGACCTTTATCTGCAAGGCAGAGGAAGTCTTACTCTTTGGGCTTCTGCATGTGGCGTAGCCCCCGATATATTCTTCTCGCTGCTTGATGAAGAACTTGAAAACGGATATGAGGATAAATACCCTGTCCATAAAACAAGCTATAACACATCTGGAAATGATGAAGGTGGCAGGCCAACATCTGATGATTCTGGAAACTCTTCTACTCTTGAAACAAGAAGTAATGGGTCTAACAATGCTCCGAAACCGAGCACAAGATAATAAGGTTTATCGGCAATTGCCGTTAATCAATATATTAATACAAAGAAAGGTGGTGGAATAATCGTGAAGTCCTTTGAACTGTCAAATAAGATTTCTGGAGATGGCAACAGACATTTTAAAATGATTCTGCATACCATATATCCAGATGATTGCATAAACGTAGGTACAGAAGCCGGTGAGGAATACAACAAGAACGGCATTACTTTTATCAGGGAATATTGCGAGAAAGCACTGCCTACGATCAATGGTGCATGGCTCAGGACAGAATTTGTCGATGAAGATAGAACTGAAATCTTGGGTCATGGACAGACAGGTATTCACGAAGATGGATACCCAATATTTGAGAATGCTTCAACTATCGGTCAATTTACCAATGGTTATATTGAAGATATTGAAACAGATGATGGAACAATAACTGTTGTTATTGGCGAAGGCGAAATAGATGCACAATGTTACAACAATTTTGTAATGAAACTTGATGAAGATATAAGCAACGGTATTTACCCCAGCGGTAGCGTTGAGATAATGAGACTTCCTCAAAATGATGGGATTGTTTACCTTTACGGATATAAAGAAAAGGGAAGAATCCCTGTTGAATTCAAGTATTCTGGTTATGCTCTCCTTGGTGTCGCACCCGCTGATGATAACGCAAAGTTAGTAGAATTAAATGAGGAGGAAACCCCAATGAATGAGAATGAGGTTAAACAACTTATTCAGAGTGCGGTAGCAGAAACCCTCTCAGCACAGGAAAATATTGACAATGTTAAAGCCGAGTGTGAACAGGCTATTGCAGACGCTAAAGCCGAGTGCGAGGAAAAGGTAAATAAGGCTATTGCAGAGAAAAATGAAATCGAGGCATCCGTTAGTCAGCTTCAAGAAGCCCTTGAATCCGTCAACAAAGAAATGAGTGAGTGGCATCAAAAATATGATGAGCTTTGGGAACAGTACAAGGTAATCGAGAAGGCTCTTGCAGAAGCACAGGCTAAGGAAAGACTTGATTCTCTCGATAAGGCTATTGAGACATTCAGCGAAGATGAAATCGCTTACGCACAAGAGGAAATCGACAAGTTTAAAGAGAACCCTATTGAATCTGAAATCAACTCTGTT